AACCACCTGTTATCGAATTTGCCGGGAAATTTATGTGTGATCATGCTGTCGCACCTGATCCTTTAAGACGCGTAGCCAAATATTTATCGAAAATTTACTCGACACAAGAACAATATAGTGAAACGATCATATCATTAAGAAACGGATTGGAAATGATACCGGATCAGGAGACACTCGACGAAGCATGTTTTCTAACCAATCAGTACTACAATTACACAAAACTTTTCGATTACGTGCCATCAGCAGATGAAATCAAAATCTTATATGGTTTCTTGCATAGTGAGGCAAAAGATCCGCGCAGAATGAAAGACATGATATGCAGACGAATGGAAATAATACCCGTCGCGCAAAGAAAATAACCTATTCTTAATACTACAGAAAATCATATATTGTACATTTGTAAATATAAATATTCACTTATGAACACTAACACGAACACGAATCCACCGCAAAGCAAACCAACGAAAAATAGTTTCGTCATTAATAACAACGGAGCTATTCGCCGACGTAGATTTCGACGCAGACTCCCACCAAGATTACGAAAATTGGCGAATCAAAACCGAAGATTAGGTCGAAACAATACCACACCTAAACGTAATAATGTAAATCGACAACGCAAAACCAATAATAAACCAGTAGCGACCAAAGGAGTCATGAACAACCCTTATGCTATGTGCCGCTTGATGCCTTTTAGATCTCAGGGTAAATCACTTGGAATACCTGACGGTACAGACTTGAAAAGGATTTTAATTGATCATCGAATGCAAAATACTTTCACTATCGGTAGCTCAGGGGGGGTAAACATCGCTATAACACCTGCTTTACCATCATCTATATGGTTCCAGACACCACACGCAGACAATGATTTCAAATGCAATTCACTTCATTTCCCAGCACACACAGGCGATGATACTGTTATGTTCACAGTCATGCAACCGGAGTGGCGATACTTACCAGTAACGCTACGTAATACCGCTGGTATCTTTGACGATGCTCCCGCTCTATATGGTGCTACCAAAAGTCGTATTGTCACCATTGGGTGGTCAATCCTTTACACAGGTACATCACTGAACAATTCGGGGCTAATTAAAGTTAATAGAGCTCAATTATCAGCAAATACACTCCAACCGAATCCTGAACAGTTCACAGTGGTCAATTCGCAAGGTGGAACAGACAAGACATGGAATCATGACCAACTTCAAGTCAGAAAATTGGAAGTTAAACCGGCTTTCTATGCATCTAACACTTTCGATACCAAAACGTTTCCACTTCGAGCCGGATGCAACGGAGTTTTGAAACATTCAGCTGACGAGTATGAGTGGGTAACTGTTTCCAACGACTTATCATTCATTTCGGCACCATATTGGGAGAAGATCTCTTTCTTAATACACAATGACTCATCCAGTGAAGAGACAGCAATACATTGGCCATCAGTGGCTTCATTCGACAATGGCTGGGCATCCACCCTCATCACCATATCTGGGGCCGCTCCAGGATCGAGTTTCGTTCTAGACACTCTCTACTGCGTTGAATATGCACCATCTATAGCCGCAGATGTTTATGCATTAGCTAAAGCTGGACCTGACAAGAATGAGAGCTTGATAAGTAAAGTATCGACAATAGCATCTAAACAACCAATTGCTCAATCAGGAGATGCTGATTCATTCAGCGTTGGAGACGTATTAGTTCCGATAGTTAAAGCCGGGGCCAAAATCGCCGGTTCAATTATAATGTAAGCATATTGTTTTTGGGGTATGACCTATTTCTAAT